CTTGACAAAATCCATTACTAAGAATGTGAACTCGCATCCCACTTGCTAAACACTTCTTACAGTTACTCATCTTTCCCATTACCGTGATGCCCGTATTTATCGTTGCTGATATTAATTATAATACTATCTGGCATTCTAGATTTCTTTTTTTCTTCTGTTGCTTTTTCAGCAGCCCCTAACATTGCATCCATAAGGTCATCTAATGTTTCAATTAATCGGAAATCTATTTCTCTCATGCAACCCTCATTAATACTGTTCGTTGATTAGGATGCAATAATGAATTACCTCGCAACGTAAATCCATACCTTGCTCCAACTTCTTGTTGAAGTAATATAAGTTTATCCATTGTCACACCTTCAGAAGGAATTAAACTATCTAATTCTTTATGTGCTGCACAAGTTCTTGCACCTGCAGCGACCACTAGTGTATATTTGAAGGGCTTCTTACGTAGTCTTTCTATTTTCTTATAGGAAGCTAACCTGCCCTCGTTTGTTACGTTAATTATCTCGGTTCTAGCAATACGTGTTAGTTTGTAAGTTTCTGTGTTTAATATCTTTTGCATTTCTGAAACTGTGTTAGGAATACTGCGACCTTCAACAACAGCATTGTTTATTTCTGCATTTAATTTAGCTGAAAGTGCAAAGCTTAATTCATTGTAAATATTTGTTTGAACTTTACCACTATTTAACACTCTAATTGCATCCTCATCGGATTGGTCAAAATCGACTGCTAATCTTTTGCTTTTAAATACTGAATGTGTGGTTAGTTCTTTTTTGGAGTCGTTTAACCCCCCTTTTTTCTTATCAGCAGCATTGATTTGACGAACCCTTGCTTTTGCCCACGAATATCCTGCATCGCCACCCCAAAGTAAATGTGCAACATATCCTGCACTTGGGTTATGTTCGTTACCCCAATCCTGTCCTTGTCTATCTGATTGATGCCTATCAAAAAATGCCTTTATTCTTTTACAAGTTTTAGGAGATAGGTTAACACGATTCTTTATGTCTCTTGCTCTGGCAACACCAACTTCAGTGCCACCTCTGCCAAACTCCCTACGATATTCTAATCCCTTAGCAGCTTCTTTTGCCATTGCTGCTGTTGGCTTAAAATTAATATGAGAATATTTATCTTTTTTCATAATGATGTTTGTTTTG